AACATACCAAGTGAATCAAGACACAACATCATAGGCACACGGCCATTTTCTGTTGTCTCCATATATTTATCTAAAACCTTAATTGCCTGTGTACGAAACTCTTGTACGGTTGTTACAGGTAGGATAACCATACGAGCAGGGTCAATACCTCTATCAACAACCATCTGTTTTGTGATTGCAGATTCAGACTCAAAATACAACACACCAGCATCTGGGTTTGCATCAAGGAATGACTTCACCATGCCCATCACAAAGAAGGTTTTACCAGTTGCAGATTCGCCTGCAACCGCTGTAATTTTGTTTGCTGGCAGTCCACCATAAATCGAACCACTCAACAACGCATTGAAAATGTATGAACCAGTGTCAATGAACGAATCAACGTCACCAGCCTCTACACCTTCACTCACCAAAGCAGCATATTCGTTGCCTGCTGTCTTTGCAATATCTTTTAGAAAATCCATACTTTAAATATCTCCTTCTTTTCTGTTTTCAGAACGAAACGCCTCAAAACCATCTGGGTATCGTGCTTCTAACTTTTCTATATTCATGTAAATGATTTCTTCTATACTAGTATCTAGTGCGATACAAGCTTGAGAAATATACCACATGATATCACCAAGTTCACGTTTGAGGTGATACTGTGCGTGTTCGTCCATAGGTTTGCCTTGGAATACACACTTCTTGATAACCTCTGTAAACTCACCACCTTCTGCACAAATACCAAGTGCGGCAGTAAGGATACGTTCTGGTGCAACGCCTTGTTCTTCTATAATATCTAGTGCGTCACTAAAGTCCTCTGGATTCTTTGACGCATCAGATGTAACCTCATCCACAAATCTTGTGTAATCGAGAAGTAGTGTTTCATCACTCATTTTACTAGGCCTCCTGTAGGTATAGCAATACCAGATGTTTGTGATGTCCATCCATCTGCTAGTTCTTTCATTGTTTCTATTGTGTACATGACAGATGTTTTAGGAAAGTCAAAGTTTCCATCTGGTTCTTTACCTGTCATAGAAATACCATTAACAAGTCCAACCCCCTGTTGGGATGCCTGTACCATTCTTGGTTTGTAAATTGTGATGCTATTGAAATCATCGGCAATAAACTTGCCGATGATCTCTGCACCGTTACTCATTACGAGAGTTACGATTTTGTTTTTCATATTCATTCTTTCCTTAGTTTATTTAAGCTGCTTCTTCAAAGAATTCAGATAAATCAGATTCTTCATCACCTGTAGCATCAAAGGTATAGTCATTAGTTTTCTGATAGAATTTTCCAGTTCTTTCATTCAGAATAAATGGAACATCAATATCATGTACTGCACCAAGAGCAGGCACGGCACCATAAATTTTGATACGATCAAAAGATGTACCAACAACATCCGAAGCATGAATGACAGATGTTCTTATGTTTGTAAACTCTGACACAAACTTTTGAACTCTACTATTGAATGTATTATTCAAATCAAATCCTTTCAAAGTTGCAGTATGAACTATGATACGAACTTCTACATTTGGATTCTCAGCGGCAACTTTACAAGCTCTTGTAAAAGCCTTAGAGTAAAGTTCAAAGGAAGTCCATATGTATCTTACACTATCAGTATCTACAAACTTGTTTCTTTTTAGAAAAGAAGAAAGTCTGTATTTAGCTGTAGCCGCATCACTCCAAGAAATTACAACATCATGTGGATTAAAGTTGTTATAAATTTCGTAGATTAAGTTCAGTCGTGTTGCAGGCTGAAAGATGCCCTCACCACATACAAAATCTACTCGTTCTGTTATTGCATCAATAGTTGGAGCAACACCAGCTGAACCATCTGTATCAAGATAACGCTTAATAGCACGATTAACAGTTCTCTTTACGTCAGCGGTAGATAGAGGTGCTGCAGGGTCATGAATTGCATTGAATCTCAAACCACATGAATCAATTGCATCTTGAACTTGCTCATCAGTAAAACCAGCAGCTCTCTTATAAATTGCGGCAATTCTATTCTTAGTTTGAAATGGCGTTTCGCCAAGAATTTGTCCTCTGGTATCACCTGTAATAACAACCGTACCATCTATATTATCATTCCAACGAAACCATGAAATCGGTGGATATTTCAATTTGTATCCATTTCTTTCAATGTTCTGTTTGATTTCTAGATATTTAGCTCTATTAGTTCTTCCACCAGCACGATTTTTTTGTTCTCCAAGATTAATATTATCAACTGGAACTAATTCAAAACCGACAAATTCAATTGCATCTGGTAACTTATCGCCATAAAGTTCTGGATAGAACTTTTTCCAATGAGTCTCATAGATTTCAATTGTAGTAGCTAGATTTTCTTCAGTAAATTCGTTAGTTTTTAGAAGGTCAACGACAACCCCATTTTCAGATTTACTCATTTTTATCTCCTTGTGAGTAAGATATTGTGTGCAGACGCTAATCCACACTTCATTATTATATAGTACTCTAAAACTATATGTTTGTCAATAACTTTTTTCTGGTTTATCCATATATTTTTCAAAGTACATTTTTGAGTCTGGTTGGATTTTATGCATCAACTCCTGTGTTTTTCTGTGGGGTCGATTTCTCCAACCATACCAATTTGAATCCTTCCCATTATGATAAGGTGGGTTGTATTCAAATAAGTCATACTGCTTTGCAGTAATGTCTAGGATATTGTTTTCTCTATCTTGCAACCACCAATGGTGTCTTGCAGGGCCTTGGCAAGGCGCACTCATAATTCTAAGGTTTGCATCTTTAAAGAAATACCAAAGTGCTTGTGTGCTGTGATAACAATGTCCAAAATATTTGTTTTGTCTATTGTATTCTCTATATTCAGGCGGGCAGAACTTTTCTTCTAGGTTGTTAATAATAAGTTCTTCTACCTTTTCAAATTCTTTTGAGTAATCATATTGTTCGTATTCTAGAACCCATGCAGCCCATTCTACATATGTTCCTGTTTCGTCTTTACAAAACTTACTGTGTTTCATAATCATCGAATAATCTCAATATCAGCGTTTTTGTTCCATGTCTCAAGTTCAGTTCTCAATCTACCATCAACCTTGAGTGATTCATATCTCTTGGATGCCTTTGACTTCCACCAATCTACCACACCATCAAAACTGTATCTGTCGTAGTTCTCTTTCTTGACAAGCGTATCTGTTTCTAAGTTCAAGTATTCTTTCACATTCTCAAAACCAAAGTCAGACATATATGCACGTTTCTTTTCTGTCAAACCCTTTGCATCCAGAAATGTCTGTACAAACTTTTTGTACTCTTCTGGTTCAACATCTTTGAGAGATGCTTTGATAATAGATATCATTTTAGTCTGTGTCTTGAGTTTTCTAGAACTAGCAGAAGGGTCAACTAGAGGTTCACCATTACGTTCTTTGAACCAATCATTTAGACGATGGAAGTTATCATCATTGATAAGAGGAGCAAAGTCCGATACAGTGTTGCCCTTGTAACGTAAGAATGGTTTCATACCATCATACTGTGATGATGATTTTGTAGACCCATAAAGAGATGTTGTCTCAAACATTGCGAATGGCCCACCATACTTCTTATCCAGTGTGTCTTTTGTTAGATGGGAACAACAGATAGATGCAAGTAGTTTACCACCAAGATAGTTAAAACCAAACGGTTGAGTTGGAACAATGATGAATCCCATGATAGAGGAATCATTGAACCGTTTCATTGTTGCTGGGTCTAATGTGTTGAGTGGTTTACCTAAGAAGTCATTACGAGGTTTTGAATTGATTGTTGGTGAACCCAAACGAATAAATCCAGCAATCTGTCCTGTGTTCTTTTCATACACAACCCATTTGATAGATTTGCCTGGCACTGATACTTCTACAGCGTGTGATGTTACAATCTCTAGATAGTTTACGAATATCTCATTGGATACTTCTTTACACTCAAACTCCATATCATTTGGGTGCATATCAAATGTATTGAACATATCATCTTCAGGCCCCAATCCTGGCAAGGATGTAGGATAATTACCCATACGTTCAAGTTTTACTTTTCTAAGATAATCATCAATCCTACCAAAGTTAGAAAAGTAATCAACAAATACATTAGCCGCATACAGAGCGTCAGTTCTATCTAAAATCATGTAAGTCCTTTAGTTGGAGCGGGCAGAGGGAATCGAACCCCCATCATCAGATTGGAAATCTGAGGTAATACCATTATACGATGCCCGCATCTATGCAAAGAAATCCTCAAGTGTTGTTTGCGTTCCATAAGAGCGGTCGATGTTCCAACCAATCTGATTCATAATGAATGTCAGTGGTTCAACGAAAGCTTTATCGAACTGCTTATCATAGTCCAAATACTTGTGAATGTCAAGCTCTTTTGGTAATTTAGTTATAAAAGAAATAACATTTGACTGCATTGGATTAGGTGTTCTCATATTTAGAAACTTGATTTTCTCTCCGTTTTGAATAAGTGGGTATTTGCCAGTCAACTTCTGTTTCTTGACAAAGTGATTGTATAGGATAGCACCTTTACAGTGCATAGGAGTTCCAGACACAAAGATGTTAGAACCACTACTCCATTTCTCAATACCATTTACAGATCGTGGGAAAGCGATCTCTTCTGGTGACAACTTCATAAACTCTTCACGAAATTCTTGGATAAAGTTGTTCACATCCTTCTCATTGCCCTGCATGATAATCTTTAGACATTCTTTAATCTTATCACGACATGGTGCAGGCGTACTAGACTTGACTGCCTCAATACCCATAATCTTGAGTTGTGGTTCTTGATAACGAACACCTTCCACATCCCACGCATTTAAGATGTATCGTTTCTTTGCAGTCCAGATACCCTTGTCTGCAATCACCTCTCTTGCCATCTGCATCTTCTGGTCGTATGCGTTTACATACTCAGCAAGAGCCTGATAACACGAATCAATAAAAGGTTCAATCTTCTCTTCAGCCACTGTGTTGAGGAAGTCCACAGCCCGCCCACGATACGAATCTTCCGATTCTCCATCTCGTTCTTTAAGAACTTTATTAATAAGTTCGTCAAACCTAATGTATACTGAATCCGTATCTGACGCAATAACATAGTCTACTCCTGTACTATTTAGCAACTTGTTCAGATACCCATTTAGTGCCTTTTCAATCCAGCGAATAGATAACTGTCCAGAGGTTGTAATACCTTCAGCAATCCTCAAGTCATAATAACGAAACCATTCATTACCAATCGCACCATAAGCAGAGTTCAAGGAAATCTTTCTTGCCATCTGGATGTTATGATAGCGACTAACATCGTTTAGATACTTGGGGTCTTTGGTATCTTCATATTGTTGTTTTGCCGTCAACATCTTTTTCTTGTAGATGGTACGGTCATTGTACATCTCTTGCATCATCTGTGGAAGAAAGCCTTGTTCCTTCGTTCTGAACAATGCACCATTGGGTGTACAGGTTACACTTGCACCTTTGAGTGGTGACAAGTCATGTTTCTTTTCCAACAACTCATCAACAGACTTGTCCTTGTCAAACTCCATAGTTTTAGGAAGCAACATTTCTGGTGAGATGTTGTACTGCATAATCAGATGAGGATACAGAGAGTTCAAGTCAAAAGACATAACCCATTTGTGTTGGCCCACTTGTGGATCTTTTACATACGCACCCACATACTTCTCGTTCTTGCTTTCACTCCTAGTCTTTTGAGGAATGATAATCTTGCGTTTGAGAAGATGGTTGTAGATTAGTACATCCCAATACTTCACAGAAGTAAAGGAGTCTGACATATTGACTTTTGCTTCATACGTCATAGTAAGAATCAAGTCGATTAACTTCATCTTATCATCTAGTCTATCGACTAGTTCAACGTCCATGATGTTGTAGTCAATGAATGATTGATAGTCTTTGGTGTACCAATCACGAAAAGTCTCATAGGGGTTTTCATCTTTACGATCCCCAAGTTCAACAAAAGCAATATGGTCAAGACGATATGATTCTTGTGCAGAATAAGTAAACTTACGATAGAGCAAAAGATAATCTAGCTCTTCTACACCCATAATATCATACACTTGGTCTTTCTTACCATATGCACTAGTGATATGTCGTGAGTTGACAACACCCCAAGGCGACAGACGTTTCATAGCGTCCTCACCCATTTGAGATTTAATACGATTGCAGATATAAGGAATATCAAATCGTTCAGTGTTCCAACCAGTAATAATATCTGGATGGTCACTTTCCCACCAATTAAGAAATCGTGCAAGAAGTTCACGTTCAGTTGGACACTTGATGTATTCTACATCATCTCTGTCGGTATGATAATCATGCAAACCCCAAACAGTGATTGTATCTTTCTGATGGTCTTTGACTGTAATAGACAGCATTGGTTCTGCGGCTTGGTCTGCATGAGGGAAACCATTCTCACACTCCACCTCAATATCAATAGTGACAATTTTCAGTTGAGAACTATCAAACTGAATTTGTTTAGGATATGTTTCTGAAATGTAGGTATAGGGAAAGTTGCTCAATCCATACACAAGGTGCGGTTGATTTTCGTATGTAGATACGAATTCTTTTGCTTCCTTGATAGTGAGGAATTTCATTGGACTGACATTCTTGCCTTCCAATGTTTTCCATCCTGTTTCTTTTTCAACAGGAACATAAAGAGTGGGTTCGTACTTAACTTTGAAGTTAGAACGAACACCATTCTTTACGGCACGAACAAGTAATTGATTGCCCCATTGGGCGATATGTGTATAGAAATTCATTATGTAAATATACCACTAATTAGGGGTAATGTCAAGAGAAAAGTGGCATTTGATCTTCTGCTACGAAATGTTGCTCAATTACATCAATTCTGTCTTGTGCGGCAGCGATCTTGTCTAGTTCTGCTTCAACCGCTTCTGCGATATCAGAGTGTTCTCCAATACCAGCTGGATTCTTTAGATACACTGCAATGTTTGCTTTATGCAGGGCAATGATACCTTCGTTGTGTTTTTTAATTGCGTCAAGTAGTGTCATTATCTAGTTCCCTTTCTATAGGTGTTGTTATAAGATAGGTTCGCTGTGGATCAACAATTACATTCATTTTACTCATCATCTTTCTGTTGAGTAGAACATCTGTGCCCATTCTATCTCTGTTGTCTAATCCAATGTGAATTTTGCCATAGTTTGTTCCAGCAAACTCAAACTCAACTTCTATGACAGGGCGTTCATCTTCACCACCGCCCGTAACTGATATATACTTATCTATAAGTCTTGTTGTTACCGTTTTTCCAAATGACTTGAATTTTACATTCTTACCGTTAATGTCAACTTCATCAGCATGAAGCACAGGATACTTATAATTACCTGTGTCAAATTTTGCAGTTAGATTGCCAAAGTGTTCTACTTTTACAATCTCTTCCCACCCACATTCTGTAGGAACTGTGTATCTTTTGTTTTTATCTAGAAAGTGTTCTAGAAGAATCTTACTAATATTTTTCCCTGTTGCATCTTCAATACCCTCTGTGCCTGGCGAACTATTTACTTCCAAGAAAATTGGTCTTCCTGTTTCCCTATTTTTTGCTGGGATGAAATCCACACCAGTAAATATACCACCAATAGATTTAGCGGCATGAATACACTCAACCTCTTCTTGTTTCGTAAGTTCAAAAGAACTTACATTCGCACCTTGAGATGCATTTGAACGAAAGTCTCCACTCACAACATCTCTACGCATTGCAGCAATGACAGTATTGTTAAGAACCAAGGCCCTTACATCGTAATCTGTTTTGTGATATTCCTGTACCAACAAGTCTGTATCTGGATTTGTTTTGTATAGAGTTTGCACCAGTGCTTTCATAGAGCGTTCTGATTCAACCCATAAAACACCAACACCCTTAGAACCTTGAAGTGTTTTCATAATAAGTGGAAACTTACTATCAAGTTTTTCCAGAGATGTTTCCATATCATCTGCTGAAGGAACAAGAACTGTTTTTGGTTGTTCTAATCCAAAGTCTTTTAGTCTTAGATATGTTCTGTACTTATCTGATGCCCTTTCCAAACACAGTCTGCTGTTTACCATAGGAATGCTAAGTCTTTCCAGTTGAGTAATCAAATCTAGATAACTCAATCTGTCCGGCGTTCCTCTCATAAAAACAACAGTATTGTCTGGGTGTATCTCGAATCCTTTGTCATCGTCCTTTGCATGAATAGTAATTTTTCCTTTGTCATGGAAAATATACGTTCCATCAAGAACGACAATGTAAATCTGTATACCAAGTTTCTTCGCTTCAGATTCCATTCTCTTCGCAGTCTCACCTTTGCCGCCATGTTCGTGTGAAATAACAACTGCACGATAAATTTCTTTATCTGGGTTACTCTGTTCTACGATAAAATCTGCAAACGACTGTGCCACTTATTGTTCTCTTTTCTTACCGATATTATATTTTGTTTCTAGTTCCCACTCATCCTTCTCTTTGAAGGCAATCACTTTAATTTGTGACAGTGGAGCCTTTGGTTCTGCTTCACCAACAATTTCAATC